GCTTACAAGTTGAAATCTGTGATGGCCCAGAAGCCTTCTCAAACACAACAAGTATTAAGGCATTGGCTAATACTCATGCCGGCGGAACTAGTCTCTTTACTGTTGATACATCAGCTTATTACAAGCTTGAGCTAACAAATGGTTCTGCAACAGCTAAACTCACAATTACAGCGGGTAATACGGCTGTAACCAATGCCAATCTTTCAACCGTACTGGATGGTATGACAAATACTTTACAGGCTGGCTCATTAATAAAAGCTGGTAATGGTTCAATTGGCGAGCAGTATCTAGAAATCGAATCGATTGGTACCACAGTATTTGATGAGAGTGCTTATGCATTTGATGGTACTCAAGCAATTGCCTCTGCAACTATTAGTGGCGGTGAAGTAACAGCTATTTCTGTTGACACGGCAGGTGCCGGTTACGAGACTGCTCCTGTAATTACAATTAGTGGCGGTGGTGCAAATAGTGAATCAACAGCAACTGCAACTGCAACAATTAATGCATCCGGTGCAGTAACAGCTATTACTATTACTTCAGAAGGTGCCGGCTACACGTCTACTCCTACTATTACAATTGCGCCTCCGAATGCTACTTATACATCTGCTACACGTGATATTAATCTCACAGGCAGATATGTTTTAGCTCAAACTTCTACTTCAACTTCGATTGTTCAAGCTTGGAAGTATCAAAATACTGTAGATGCAGCTCCAGGTACAACGGATTGGACATTGGCCAAGGGTGGTTCTAATGACGAATTGCATGTTATTGTAATCGACAAGACAGGCGATATCACTGGTACCCCAGGAACAATTCTAGAGCGATTCGCTGGTCTTTCGCGAGCTACTGATGCAAAGAATGTAACAGGCGCGACTATCTACTACAAGAATGTACTTAACACATTAAGTAATTGGATTTATATTACTAACGAAGAATCCGCATCATACTCCAACACTGCCGCAAACATGGCCGCGTTAACTGGAACGGCTATTGGTATTAAATCCCATAGTCTAGCAGATGGAGCTGACGGTAATGGTGAAACAACATTGAGTCTAGGAGATTATGCTAAAGGGTATGATCTATATAAAGATGCAGCCGATGTTGATATCTCATTAGTACTTGCAGGTAGAGCCACAGGTGGTACTCACGGTGAGGGACTACTTAACTACATTATTGATAATATCTGTGAATCACGTAAGGATTGCGTAGCATTTGGTTCACCACAGTATGCTGATGTTGTTAACAACCAAGACGCTGCTGATGATATTGTTGAGTTTAGAAATGTAGTAAGATCTTCTTCTTACGCCATGCTAGATAGTGGTTATAAATACCAGTACGATAAGTACAATGATGTATATAGATACGTACCATTAAATGGTGACATTGCTGGTCTTGTAGTACGTACAGACGATGTAAGAGATCCATGGTTCTCGCCAGGTGGGTTTAACCGCGGACAAATTAAGAATGTTGTTAAACTAGCTTATAATCCACGTAAGGCGTTTAGAGATGTACTCTATAAAGCAGGTGTTAACCCAGTAGTAACATTCCCAGGACAGGGTACTATTCTATTCGGTGATAAAACATTGCTTGCTAAGCCTAGTGCATTTGATAGAATTAACGTTCGTAGATTGTTCATTGTACTTGAGAAAGCAATTTCAACAGCCTCTAAATTTACGCTGTTTGAATTTAACGACGAGTTTACAAGATCTCAGTTTGTTAACTTAGTAGAGCCGTTCTTGCGTGATGTACAAGGTAGAAGAGGCATATATGACTATAGAGTTGTATGTGATGAATCTAACAACACAGGGGAGGTTATTGACCGTAATGAGTTTATTGGAGATATCTACATTAAACCAGCTCGCTCAATTAACTTTATTCAGCTTAACTTTGTTGCAGTACGCACCGGCGTTGAGTTCTCAGAAGTTGTAGGCAAATTTTAAGTTAAGAGCAGGAGAAAAAAATGGCATTTAACGTTAATGAAATTAGATCCCAGCTAACGCTGGGCGGTGCTAGAAGCTCGCTCTTCCAAGTGAGGTTCAATAATCCCCAGAATTCAGCTGGTGATCTTAAAGTACCGTTCATGATCAAAGCGACACAAATCCCTGCATCAACGCTAGGAACTATTGAAGTGCCGTATTATGGTAGAAAATTTAAAATCGCTGGTGATAGAACATTCGCTCCATGGAATGTAACTGTTATCAATGATGAAGATTTTCTAATCAGAAATGCACTTGAAGAGTGGAGTAGTGAGATCAATAACCATGCAGAGAATCTACGTGGCTTTGGTTCAGCATCACCTAGCTCATATAAGCAGGATGCAACAGTAACCCAATTTTCCAAGACAGGTGTACCAATCCGCGAGTATAAATTCGTTGGTATCTATCCAGCAGAGATTGCTGAGATTGATCTTAACTGGGAAGCCGTAGATCAGATCCAGGAATTCCAGTGTGTATTCCAGTACGATTATTGGACTGTAGGCGGCGCAACCGGTGCAGCTGGTACTGACTAAGTAGGTGTGAATAGTAGATCGATTGTGCTCTCCGACCAATTTTAAATTATGTGAGGAATTATGGCAGAACTTTTCGGTTTTGAAATTAAACGCAAGGAACAGGCACAGGCTAATACGTCTGTTCCTGTTTCTTTTGCTGCCCCAACGCCCGATGACGGTGCATTGCAAGTACAAGCTACCGGCGGCTCTTATGGACAGTATGTAGATCTAGAAGGTACAGCTAAAAATGAAGCTGAACTTGTTACTAGATATCGTAAAATGTCTATTCAGCCTGAAGTAGATGTAGCTGTTGATGATATTGTTAATGAGGCAATTGTTAACGACCCTA